ACTCTGGAGCTATTAATTTAAATTTATTTAAATCAATATTACCAATAATTAAAGGAGTGCTAAACAGTTCAATTTTCATTTTTAATAACTAACGTATTTATTTCAGGCAAGTAAGCATATTTTAAAGAAGTTAGCAACATCATTCTTTTTAAATCATTTAATGTTTCTACTATAGGAAATCCTGGTAAATTTAAAGAAGTATTTAAAATAAAAGGGATAGAATACAAATCATCAAATGCTTTAATTAAATTATAGTAATTTTCATTTCTAGATTTTTTAACTCCTTGTATTCTACAGGTATTATCTGGAGCTATTACATTTTGTAATAAATCAATTTTATTTAATTTACACTTATATGCAAACATCATAAATTCAGAATCAAATTTATCTTCTTCTTCAAACCATTCTGGTATTTTTTCATATAAAATAGATGCTGCAAAAGGACGATACCATTCTCTTTTTTTTATTTTATTAACTAGCTGTATACAATTAGGGTGTGTAGCATTCATAATTAAACTTCTATTACCTAATGCTCTTTGACCTTGTTCAGATCGTCCTTGAAATAACGCTATTGGGTTGTCTTTTAAAATTTTAGCTACGTCTCCTTGGTTGCATTTGATTAAAGTAAAGTTTTCATTAAAAATACCAATATCATATTTAGGTTTAAATCCTAAATAAACTCCACTTTCTCTTTCTAAATTAAAATTTAATTCTTTATTTAATCTTCCTAAAGATATTCCTTGATCATTACAAATTGGATCTATATGTATTTTGAAATTTAATTCTTTATTTAACATAGAATTAATTAAAATGTTTTGAGCTACTCCCCCTGTAGCGGTTATGTCTTTTTCTATACTTAAACGGCTAACATATTCCCTAGCCATAAATTCACAACATTTTTGAAATGTTGCAGCAAGATTTTGTGCCTCTATGTTATTAATATGTAAAGGATTTTCTAAATTAAATACTTTATAGTGATAAGGTCTATCGTGGTCATATAAAGGAGCTATATAATTTCTATTAAAATTATTTTCAAATAAAATTTTATTTATTAATTCTTCTTTTACCGTACCATAAGAAGATAATGCCATTGCTTTACCTTCAGAATGTTGATCCCCTATAAACATTTCAAGTTCTCTCGTTAATTGTGTATAAGCTTCACCTATACCAATATTAGTTAAAGAAAAACTATATCTTTCATTAAAAAAATTTTCAGGGTCAATAGTAAGTAAAAAACTAAAGAAGTCCTTTAAATTATTTCTATAAAAACTTACTTGTTCTATTCCAGAATGATTCTTAAAATTAATTTTTGCACCATTGCCGTCCCAAACTAAATAATCGGTATTTTTATTAAATGTATTAGCACATGATGCATGAAAAATGTGATGCTCTGTTGTACAGAAATCAAACCAACAATCTTTTTTAACTAAAATTTTTTTACTTTTAAAAAAATCTATCCAATCTCCTTTGCAATTATCATCAGGAAAATTAGTGATCAATACTTTATCAAAAGGTAAATTTAATTCATTAATATAATCTGCTAAAATTAAAGAAGGTGTAGGTTTAAATTTATTTCCATAAAATCTACCTGCTTCTGCATGAACAATTAATTCATTATTTTTTGCAATAGATATAGATCCGTTATGTGATGCGTGAATAGCTAATATGTTCATTAGTAATACTTTAAAATTAAATGTATTGCTTCTTTATGACCTATTTTAGGAGATCTTAAATTATGTTCAATAAATTTTTTTGTTTCTATACTAACGGTATGTTTAACATACTCTGGTAATTTTTCAAACTTTTCTTTTATTTTTTTAATATTTAATAAACGTAATCCGTATAAAATTTCTATATAATTACCTTCGTGAAAAAGACCGTACGGAACAGAAACATCAGAAGAAGTAGGTAATACTTCTTTCCATTCTTTTAATTTTTCTTGTAATTCTATAGGCACTTCTCCTTCAAGTTCACTGTTAAGATAATGCATTTGAATAAAATCTACTAGTTGATCAAATACGTTATTTATTAAATAGTTATATTTCTTTTGATTACATATATTTAAAAACATAAATATTTGATTAATCGTGCTCCCAATAGAAGTTGCTTCTAAAGGTTCAACAAACATTGCAGACAGACCTACAGATAAACAATTTTTATACCAAATTTCTTCTTGTCTACCAGGATTAAAATCAAATTGTCTTCTTCCTAAATCTATTAATTTTTTTATTTCATCGTCTATTAAATCTGATTGATAGACAATTCCATTACCCGTTCTAGTTTGTGTAGGTATTTTCCATCTCCATCCTCCTTTGTATTTTTTTGCTAATGTCCATGCATTGTACTCCACCATTTCTTCAGTTTGAAAAGCAACTGCTTTATTTAAAATTAATCTGTTTGAATAACTTTTCCATTTTGATTTATTTAATAATCTTCTAAATCCAGTGCAATCAAAATAAAAATCAGCAAAATATTCTTTATTTCCTTTAATAGATATTATTTTGTCTTCTTCTTTAACTTGTTCGATTATATCATCAATAACAATTATATTTCTTTCAAGTGCTAGATTATAAAAAAATTCATTTAACTTAAATGTATCAAAATGATATTGATTAACTGGAGACTGAACAGGAGCTTCTAAAAAATTTGGATAAAATTTATTATCTAAATAACAAGCATCACTTAAAGGATCCTCGCAATCGTTTGCTACATGATACAAATAATAAGGTTTTAGATCTAGCCAATTTTTGTCGTGAAAAGAAGATCTTGTATGTAAAAAAGGTTTTTTAGACCAATCCTTAAAATAAATACCTGATTTAAATGTAGCTCCACAATTTTTAATAATATCGTATGGTGTGACATTTATAAAATCTATAAAATTTTTAAATTCTTTTGTAGAACCTTCTCCTACACCTACTATTCCTAATTTATCTGATTTAATAATAGCTATATTTTTTTCTGGGTAGGCTGTTTTTAACATTAATGCCGTAATATATCCAGCAGTTCCGCCACCAACTATTAAATAATTATATTTCATTTATATTTTCTTTTTTAAATAAATCTATTGTATTTTCTTTTGTTAATAGCTCTAGATTTAAAGATATTCTTTTTTCTTCGTTAGTAGATACATTTGGATGATGCCATAAAGTGCTAGGGAAAATTAATAATTCATTTTCACTAGGTACGTAATTTATTATTTTATTGTCTATTTTAAAATCTATTCCTTTTTCTTTTGAACAAGTTTTAATATAAATGACACCATTTATATTAGCAGTATTTTCATGGTTATGCCAATTAGTTAACGTATAGTTTTTATCTGACACTGAACACCAAACATTAAATTCTTCTTCAACAAAAGTTACTTTTTTAAATAATTTTTTACATTTTGTAATAAATATATTATATAAATCTGCTTTATAATTTGTTTGAAGAAAAAAATTAAATCCCTCTGTTTTGAACTGTCTTTGTTTTATTGCTTCTTCGATTATTTTTTCTTTAAAAGGAATTTCAATTTTGAATTGAAATACATTTTTTATTTTCATTTTAATATCCCCAACAAATAATAGAGTATCTTATTCCTTTTGTAACTAAATCAACTTTATGTGGGAACATGAATAAAGAAGGAAAAATTATAGTTTCTCCTTTTTTTAAAATAAATTTTTTATCACAAATAATAAATTCTCCTCCTTCATAATCATCATTTAATGAAGTTAATATAGATAAAACAGGTATCCCTTTTTCTTTTCCATCAAATAAAGAATAAATATGATCATAATGCATTCTCATAAAAGTATTAGGTAAATATTTATTAATTCTTGGTTTACTTATTTTGTTTATTAAACTTCCATGTGCATTTTCATAATTCATACTATGAAGACCGTTGTATTCTTTAACAACTAAACTAATCTTTTTTATAAATTCACTTATAAAAGATTCTTCTAAATATACAATATCTAATTCTTTTTCGTTATGTTTTATAAATTTTTCATCAGTTGGATTATACCAAACATGATTTTTCCAATTTAAATTTTTGTGTTTTTCTATAATTTCATCACAAAAATCATTAGAAATAGATTTTTTCTTAAAAATATAATCAAGTATATTTACCACGGCTTATATCTTGTTTTTTCGTCTTCTTTAATTGCTCTTAAAGATATATTTCGGTTCTCGCCTGAGTTCCATGAGACATGTACCCAGCCGCTATCGGGCTCACCATCTCGATAAAATTCGAGAATCAATTGGTCATATTCTAAATTATCTTTAATCCATTGCGCTAAGACTTTATTATCAA